TCGTTAAACCCAAACAATGCGTCCCGCAAAGCCTGGAGCATTGGGCCTAATCCACCAAAAGAATCCTTAATTTGCCCGCCTTGCTGGAGCAAGATCAGGAAAGGGGATTGGCCTCCAGCCAACTGTGTCGCGATATCGGTGAACTGCGCCGGCAGAGTGCGCAGCGCGGCGCTGTACTGGCCAACGGAAATTCCAGCACGCCGGGCAGCAGCTTCCTGCCGGGATAGCGCCTCTGGCAGTAAGTCAGCGACACCAGAGAGGCGCTCACGCGTCTGGTTAAGGATTGTGTTGAAGTGCTCGAACTGCGCGCCGTTAATGCGCCCTGCTTCGAAATGGGCTACCAGCTGTGCGTGCTGTTCATCCAGTGAGTTGAACGCACGGATTGTCGGGTCGATGGAACCCAGCAGGTTCTTTAACGCTGCGGACTGCTTCTCTGCCGCCTGGGTAGCGGCTAATTCGGCCTGAGCGCGCGCCGCGGCTTCTCCGGTGTCGGTCAGCTTGAGACGGGTGTCGTCCAGGATTTTGTTGTAAGCCTGAAAGGTCTCGGTATCCAGGAAACCTTTGGCCTGAAATTTCCGCAGTGATTCTTGCTGCTCATCCAGGCGGTTTAAGGCCTTGTTTACCGGGTCAATATTCTCCAGCAGCCCCCTGAGCGCGTTCTGCTGTTCCTTAATTCCTTCGCTGCCCTGTTTCGCAGATTCAGCGCCAGCACGGAACGCGCTGTTCAAATCATCTGCTTTCTCGACAGCGCCAACTGCCGCCTGGCCGAGTTTATCCAGTTCGTTGCTGGCTGTTTTCAGGTCAGAAACATCGGCCCGCAAAGTAATCGAGGCGATCTGGTCAGTCATTATTTCGTCTCCTTGTGCATTACCTTGAGAGCCTCGCTTTCCATAATTTGAAGGTCAGCCATGCAGGCCGCCGCATCCTCAACCCCGTGTAACTCGAACATCCAGGGGAGAACGTTGTAATCAAGGCCGGTCGCCCCGCTCGCGCCGACTCGCCACTGGGTCGCCAGGGAAGAGAAGATGGTGAAGGACCTCCACACCGAGGGCAGGATCCCCACCTCTTCCTCCACGTCCTCAGGCGTCAAACCAAAAACGCTCAGCTCCGCGAGCGTCGGTCCCGGCGTATACAATGCTGCGGCGACCTGCCTCAGTTTTTTTCGCGGATACCCATCAGCTCTTTGGTGTATGCCAGACCGATGCTGTCGAACGCGCGTGGATAGTTCCGCAGGAGGACAATAACGTTCTCGCGGGTGAACTCGTCAGGTAGTGCCCACCCCTCGACAATTTCCATGAGGTAGTCGGCCTGGGGCTCGATGGCAGTCTTTTTACCTTCAGCGGCCTTTTGCAGCTTCTCGTCCATGGAGCGCAGCTCTTCCAGCGTCTTATGGCGGAAAGTAAACGTCAGCTTGCCGTCTTCGGCACCGGCGCGTGGGATACTGGCGGTCACGGAAAACGTAGGGTTGGGGATCAGAGAAAATTTAGACATTTCGTTTCCTTAGAAAAGAAAAACCCGCCGTAGCGGGTTGAATATTCGAGTGCGTGATGGGGTGTTATCGTTTGTACAGCAGACCGCCTGGCTTCAGCGCATTGCGGATAACATCTTTCACTGCGTCATCCGCTGCCTGTTGCAGGTCAGAGGCTGATGCTGCCTGAAGGGATGTGAACAGATCACTTTCACGTACAGCCTTGAGAACCAGTTCTTGCATCTCGTCGGTTAGTCGCGTCTTGGTGGCTGTGCCTGTCGCTGAAGCAATTGAACTGATTGGTTCAGCGGTGGCATTATTGCCATCAGCGGGATTAGCTCCATCATGACTAATTTCCCCAGGGAAACCACCAAAAGCCAGACCACCATTGAAGGCCGTCTCTTCATTATTGCTGGCTGATTGAGCGGCTTCATGTACCTTAAAGCGATCAGCCTTAAACGTTACCTGCTGCTTTCCTTCTTCAACTCCGAGGGTCATGCCAGCTTCGTGCGGCTTGCCTTTGCCGGCGACGTTTAATTTAACGCTGTAGCTCTTAGACAATACGGCATCGTCGATCTTCGCATCGGTAACGAACACCTCGCCGTTATTAATAATCAGCGTCCCGTTCTTTTCGAAAGACCAGCCATCTTTCAGGACTTTGAATGCATCGCTGTTACGGATCTCTTCGTCCAGCGCCTCAATAATCTCTTCGGTATCGACAGAAGAAACCCCTTCGATCCAGTCACCGGCTCGCCAATCTCGTGCTGAGCCATCTTCTGCAATTGGACGCAGGCGCACCTGCAATCTCTCACCAGCTTTGAGGCCGGAAATAAGGCATACGGTAGCTGGCCAGAAGATGCGTTTTTTCATAAGTCGGCCATCTTCATGAAGGCATTGCAGTTCTAGCACCTCGCAGCCACCCGGCCATTTCCATTCGACGTCCACACCAAAAGGTTTGGGAGTGGTTTTTACGTAAGGGACGATTGAAGGTTCTGACATTTTAATTTTCCTTTTAGACGTGAGCCTGTCGCACGGCAAATCCTCCGAAAGTTAACGGTTTGCCCAGGCTCACAGCTGAAAGACTTTCTTTGATGTGCGCGTGCGATGCGCATAAAAAAGCCCGGCTTACCGGGCCTGATTAGTTAGCTGATCGTGACAGTACACGCAGCCGAGGTGATGGTTTTGCCCGCGGCGTCGGTGACTTCACAGGTGTAAACGCCAGCATCACCGGATGCGACAGACGAAATGTTGAACGTCGATGCGGTTTTGCCCGGAATAGCGGTGCTGCCTTTCTTCCAAACGTAGGTGTAAGGTGCTGAGCCGCCCTTCATTACCACCGCCAGATCCAGCGCTGCGCCTGTAGCAACCGATTTGGTGGCCGGCAGGTCTGTCAGGAACGCCAGCGGCGTCACGGATGAATCGGCGATCGGGTAAATCTGCATGTCCGATTCGAAGTTCATGCGCGCCTCGTTACTTTCCACGGCGTTGATTTCCGTGCGCGGTACGCGCTGGAACGATACTTTGGCTGAGTAGAAACGATCGGCTTTGCCGCGTGGGTTATGGAACCAGACCGCCGTTGTGTCGCTGGAGTCATCCAGGTCAATGAGGCGTTTGTAGATCGCCAGTTGAGGGTCGTGTGCAAAGGTGTAAACCTGAACCACCGCGTTTTTAAACGTTGGGATGGTTCGCGCTTTGTCATCTTCCAGGAACTGCACGCTGATGGTCTGCTGGTCACCACCTTCAGTTGATAGTGTCATCACCTGAGGCATGGTGATCCAGGAGTCGATTTTGCGCAGCGTGCCCGCGCCAGTGCCTGCCGGGAATTTGGTGGTGTCGGTAGTATCGAATGCTTCCAGCACGATTTTATTACTGGTCACCGATTTTACGCGCAGCACCATGTTATCGAGCTTTAACCAGCCGGAACTCACCTGAACTACGTCACCGGCCAGAATGCCGGAAGCCGATGCAACGGTCAGTTCGCATTCCGTCGCGTTAGAGGCTGCGGTAAAGGTGATTGGGGCTTGATAGGCCTTGGCCACGTTCACACGCGAGCCGTTAGGGATTGCGAATGCCATAGCACTCTCCTGAATTTAGCTAATAAAAAACCCGCCATCTGGCAGGTCAGTAGTCAGCGCGGTACTGCATGCTGACGGGAATGGTGTAGGTTATGGAGCCACTGGACCCGTTGGGCGCCGAGGTTGGCCGGTCCTGGATGGGTTGTCTCACCTGCGGCGGCCCGTTGATGTAAACCGTCAGATTACCGTCCACCAGCGGCAGCCCTTCGGGAAAAGCATCTGCGACCGACTTTGTCAGCCCTCTGGCCAGAGTCACGCCGCTACCTGCTGGTGCAATGATATTGAGCTGGAGAATGCCATGGTATGTACGCAACTGACCTTCCAGGTCCTGCCCCACGGTTTGCGCAGGTAAGACATAAACGCGCCCGTAAGGGGCATCATCAGGCGGGGTAAAAGCGATGTTAGGCCAGGCGATCGGCAATCCTAGCGACTCAGCGATAATCGCCACCCGGCTCTCCAGCAATTCAGCAATTCGCATGGACTGGTCACCGGCCATTGCGCACCTCGTTCATTGCCTCGCGGAAGTATTGGGCTGCATCCAATGCGGTCAACCCGACCATACCTCCGGGCGCCTGGTTTGAATGTCCGTTCTCCAGTGCCTGGGCATATGGCAGGTTGTTAGTGAAGTAAATCGTGCTCACTTGCCCTACTTTGAACACCTCAAGCACCGCCAGACCGCGGGAGTTTGAACCCTGCCCCGAAGCGTCCGGGGTATCGTTCGTCTCTGTTGGCTGGCTATCGAACCCAACATACCAGTTGTTCTTGAACCGACCACCGACATAACCCTCAGGCTTTTTGATGTCCATCGAGTCGTTTACACGCAAACCGCGCTTTAGTCGTCCCGATTTGGTCAGGTTGGCAGGATCATCGCGAAGGGCAGCATTATGTTCACGCACTGCAGTATTATAAGCAGAGGCCGTTTGGTTCACTTGCCAGGTCTCCGGCTGCCCGACTGGTGACATCTCCACCAATCTACCCAGGATTTTGATACCCGTCCGGCGCACCGCCTCGTCAATCTCCTGCTTTGAGCCATCAACGAACAGCTGAATAGCAGCCAGGAACGGCTGATTTGCAGAACTGGTCATAATCAGGTCCTCAGCTGGATGTTGTAGGAGATCAGCACATCTGCGGGCTTAACCGGATTCGGCTGAACCACGCGCCACTTTTTTCCGTCGATATCAATGAGGTCGCCAATGCGCACTTCCGTTTCAAACGTGGCCGCCAATTTTTTATCGCCCGTAGCAATCAGTGAACCGTCGATTTCACGCGTGGAGTATTCGGTGATAACGCCGGTAACGGTCGCTGTAATAGGCTCGGTGATAACCTCTTTCCCGTACTGATCGCGGGTGGTGGTTCCGCCGCGAGTCAGTTGGTAGGCTTTGCCGTTCTCCGTCAGTAGCCGCGTTGCCGTAGCGCGCATGCGGCGATAGTCGATTGCCATGCTACCCCCTTTCGATCCGGACCTGGTTGCCGCCCACCACAAGCCCGCGCAGCGAGGAATAGAACCAGGGTAATGATGGAGTAGCCTTATTCGTTCCCGGCTCGTACTGCACAGAGACCGCCCCCTGTACGCTCTCAGCTATGACCGCGCCGCCACCGGAGACCGACGGCGTGAGGTCAATCTCCTGCGACTCGATAGCCAGGCGGCATTGGGCATCAATCAGGCGCTGTGGAATCGCATCATTCGACAGGTCAACACCATCGAAGCGCACGCCGGAACGCGGCCAGGATAGAGGCTGTGATGCGCTGGAACGCTGACCGCGCCAGGCCTTCCCTTCCAGAAAGTCCATTGCCTGCATCAGCATCTGACCGCACTCACCATCATCTGCAGGAATGCTATATCCGCGCCCGGCGGCAAATGCCCGCAGGTCTGGCACGCTGGCGTAGCTGTTGAAGCCTGGAGAGTTGGGATCGGCAACCAGCATGGTTATTCCTCCAGACGCCAGTCCAGCGCCAGCCAGTTATCCACTTCATCAGGATGAACATCTGCGCGCAGCGGGCCGCCAGGGAATTCTGGGGAGTCACGTACCATGACCACCAGCTCAATACCCTGCTGTTCCTGCTGCTGTTCCTGCTGCTGTTCCTGCTGGGCAGGAGTTTGTTCAGCTCCATTCTGCGCGGCAAGCTTTTCAGCCTCACGCTGCGCGCGCTGCTCTTTGGTTAATCCGGCCATTGGGCCTCCTGAAAACAAAGGGGCCGAAGCCCCTATGGTTAACCCATGATGATGGCGGAATGTTCAGGCTGAACGGATTCCACACCCCATGCCACACCAACCTCGTAACGTACCTGGCGGTACTGGCGGTACAGCGCGATCTGGAAGGTGATGCCGGATGCTGGGTCGGTCACGTTCATCACATCGTCGGCGGTATCGCCGCCTTTTGGCATTGCCGGGGTGCGGCACGCCAGCAGGAATGCGTTGCGGTCGAACGCCATGTTTGGCGCAAACTCGCTCAGCACAGTGACGGCTGCCTGGTCTGCCAGATCCTGACGCAGACCCGGCGCACCAATGGTGATGCTGGAAGAAGTGGCGGCAACGACCAGATACTGATTGTCATCACCATCGAATTTCACTGCGGTGCCGACTGCAATCCCACCAGTACCTGCGGAGATAGCAACGATGATGTCGCCTTCTTTCTTCGCACCGTTGACCTTGTAGCCAGCAGCGGTACTTTTCGCCGTGCGCTTGATGTTGGCGGATTCATGCAGGTTGAAGCCCATCACGCGACCGATGATGCCTTCGCGCAATAGCTGATCGGTACCGGCTTCATTCGCCTTGAACAGCACGGACTGCTTGCCACGAATGGAGGCCATCGCTTCGCCGCCCAGCACCATGCGCAGGTCGGTAGTTGGGGCACCGTTATCAACCAGGATCTGGCGGGCCAGCGCCGCATCGGACAGATCGTCTTTGATGCTAAACGGGGTATCCTTCGGCGCGCCCACTGCGCGAGAGGATTTGTAGTACAGCGCCGCCAGGTCAGCATCCATCTCATTGCTCAGCGCGCGGAAGGCCTGAGAGAACTGGTCAGCCAGGATGACGTCGTAATTACCTGACGGCCCGATAGCCAGCTGTTCTTCACCGTTCCATTTGACCGGGGCCATTTTGGATTTGGTGATTTTGACATCCACGGTACCGATGTTCTGATCGCCATCGTTCGGTGCGGTCGCTGCGGGGGTGATATCGACGGTGGTGGTTTTTGGTGCCACCGGCGCTGTGACGGTCTGGTCTTTAGCCGCAGCGTCAGCTTTCGCGTTGCGCGCCACGGCAGGGATGAAGCCCACCTGCTCGCGGGATACGCGGTTCAGTGCGGTGTACAGAGTAGGAATCAACCCAGTAAGCGTATTGCTCATATTCTAAATATCCTTTCGATTAATCGACGATGCTGACGCCATCGCTCAGGACAGCCTGCTTGCCTGCGCCATCAAGAGCGTCGAACGCACCGCGTTTCATGGTTTTTTGCCCGGCCTGATGCTGCGACTGGTGAGAGCCGCCGCCGCTGTTGCCGGACGCTTTGAGGATGTAGTCTTTCTGCGGATGCAACTCGACCAGAGATTCCAGCGCTTCGTCGAAGCTGGCCAGTTCGCCGGGCTTGGTGCGGGAGAACACCTTGTTACCCTGGCCGTCGTAGGCCACGACCTTGCCGTCTTCGATTTTGAAGTTCTGACCGAAATGGGAACGCACGAACTCAGCCGGGATCGCCATCTTCTCGGAGATGAATTTCGAACCACCGAAGCGGCCGCCGATCATCTCGTCGTAGAGCTGGGTTTCCAGCTGCTGATTCTTGCCGTTCGCTTCATCCAGTTGCTGCTGGAACACCTTGGTGATTTCGGCCTTCACCTGGTCAACGGCACCAGCGTCGATCAGTTTCTTCTGGTCGATCTTGGTCATCATCTCCAGGGCCTCGAGAGCCTTGGTCGGGTCGCTGATGCCAGCGAATTTCGCGAGACTGGCTTCCGCCTGCTCCTTCGCCTCGCGGTGAGTTTTGGCTTCACCGTTCAGGGATGTGATTTTGGTCATCGCTGCGGCTGCGTCGAACGGGATCTCTTTGCCATCATCATGGATGTACACGGGCATACCGTTTTCAACGACCACATTTCCGTTAGCATCAAGTTTCAGTTTCATTGTTTTTGCTCCAGCCTTCCGGCCATTGGTAATAGGTCATCCGACCCGGTCACCGCGTCGCATCCGCTTAGCGGCAGGCGTAAAAAAGGCCACCCGAAGGCAGCCTGATATTGATTGGTTTTTTGTTACTGGAACGCCGACGCATCCACGCGGCGCAGTTCGTCCAGAGTCATGAACTCACCTTTATCGGTGAACATTTCCGGCACCGTTATTTTGCCGTCACGTAGCATCATGGCGCGGGTAACACCCAGCACCTGCTCCTGTCGCGCGTATGACTGCCGCGTAAGCCAGTCGGCATAACTGGTATGCGCTGGGATTTGGCCGTCCATGCTCGCCCTAGTTGCGATGCTCAGCTCGCCAGAGGCTATCTGCATCTCTTCCCACGACTTCGTGAGCAGGATTTCGCAGGACCTGCATAGAAAATGGATTTTTCCCGGCCCGCGTAGGTAGGGAATTTCATGCCCCAGCGGTTTGCCGTCCAGAGAGTAAAGCTTGCGGTCGCGGATAATGCACCACTGGCTGGTATGAGTGTCCAGCGTTGAGGACCACTGTTTGGCCTTTACGATATCGCTGTTGCCCTGTGCGAACTCCTGACGCGCAGTAGCGGCCATGTGATTTACAGCCGTGCGGGTCACCACCGCCAGGTCGCGCCTGGAGGCGTTGATCACCCCATCTTCACGATTGAGTTTCGGCGTTCCGGCAACGCGTTTAACGATCTGATCTACCGTTTCACCCTGAAGGAAGCCGGAACGCACGGCGTTAGTGATTTTATCCAGCCGGTCGGCTTCAAGCTTCTGCCCCCACTCTTTCAACAATCGCCCCTGGAAGGGCTGCGCCACTGCTGCGGCGTATACCTGCTCGGGCGCTATGCTCTGCAGCGGCACATGCTTGAGGATCTGCTTTGGAATGATGCTGCTGAACAGGTCAAACTGATAACCGACCTCATATTCAACGTAGCGCGTCAGTTCACGTGCCAGCGCAGCATTCACCGGTTCATAGGCCTGTTGATTCAGGTCGCGCACACCAGCCAGCAGCGAATCCAGGCGACGCGCACTGTAGGTATCAGCGCGCTTGCCATCCAGCAGCACCAGCAGCCTGGCGGCCAATTCCGCATCCAACTTGTTCAGCAGCGCGACCATGCGCCGGGCGACGCCGGTACCGTAACGCGTCACGTACAAGCCGTGCGCGATGGTCTCGTCCAGTAGCCTGTCATTCACGGAACGGGCCATTTCACACCCCCGGCGGTGGTTCACTCAGTGACGCAGACTCAGCCAGCAACTCGCTCAGAACCACATCGGGATCAGCGTCGGCATCAATCAGGTTGAGTTTTTGCAGGGCTTTGATTGCATCGATACGACGAAGGTCACCGCCCTGGCGCAGCGACTGAATGGCCATAGCCGCTGGTGGATTAAACTCTTTCGACTCGACATCAATCTCGGTGCGCACATCAACGTTTCCGCCTTCCGCTTCACCGATGTACTCAGCCATGATTTGCAGGATATTGTCGATCGCATCTTCCAGGCTTGTCGCCATGGTGTAGAGCGGTGACTGCTCCTGCATTTTCTCTTCAGAGGTCTGGTCTACCGACTTGGTAGAGGTATTTTCGGTGCGCAGCAGCTTCGCACCTGCCTGTCGCATTTGCTCCACCAGCTCTGCCAGCGACTCTTTGCCAGCACCGATGGAGGAACCTGTGTGCTCGACGTATTCCAGACCCTGCCTTTGCCGATCGGAGAATGAAGTGGCAGAGGATGAGCCAATCACAAGTTCTTGCCCCTCCTCCAGCCCGAACACCGTGAGCAACGGCACTCTGGCGACGTGCAGGATGTTGTCCTGCTCGCTTTGACTCTGCCAGTGCTTGATATTCAGCAGAGCCATGTTGAGAAGCGGTGGTGAACCACACATAAACCCGGTGCGTTTGGTGTAGAGCGTGACCAGAGTGATATCCTGGCGGGATGTCTGCCACCCATCGAATAGCGCCCAGTTCGCGGCACCGTCAGCATCTTTAGCCTTGCGGTAAATTTCCACCTTTCCAGGTGTCAGGTACCGTATTTGCTCGACCTTGGTCTGCCCGAAGTCGTCGCCGTCTTCGACCACAACCTCTTTGATACGCAGCGCAGTCAGCACCACTTTGCCGTCCACCATTTTCGACTTCCAGCCAATTACCTGGCGTGGATTGAGCATGGTGACATAGGGGCGCGCGCCGGTAGCTTTCTCTTCAGCTTTGGTTTTCACCTTTTCGGTGTCCACCCTGGGATAATCCACCAGCGCGTGGGAGAGTCCATACTGCATCGCCAGACCGAAGAATGCCTGCGCCCATACGTCCAGGCGCGTCCCTTCAAGGTCGAAGTTTTTCGCATACTCTCGCAGCTGATCCGGCACATTCTCGGCAAGCTTAATAGGCTCTGCGAATACACGCCCGATGTTTTGCTTAATGGTCTCTTCGTAGGCTGGCAGAAGCGTGGCCACGGCGAGGCGTTTTTTGTAGTCCTCTTTGTCTTCTTTTGGCCAGCGCGGGAGATAAGACTCTCCAAGCTGTCGCATATAGAGCGTGCCGCCCATCAGGGCATCGTTGATATCCCACGCCTGCACCATGTTCCCATAGTCCAGATTGGGTGTAGAAATATCAGGCATGGAGTTACATCCGTAGTTGAGTGACTTTTCCTGTGGGCTTGATGATCGGGAATTGCTTCACGATGAAATAGCCACCAGCGTCGTTTGGGTGATCGTTGTCTGCTGATTTATCCGGCTCGCCGTTTGCCGCCCATACCTGCTGTTCAAGGCTGTCTGTATAGACCGGGCAGCGAGCAACGTTAACTTTGTAGCGCCGCTCACCGTTGCCGTTGCAGAACATGGCATTCATGGAGTTAATGCGATCCTTTACCGGCGGGTTGGCGGCGTTCACCACCACGCTGAATCCGGCCTGCTTGAGCTGCGCAATATCGGTGGCGCTGGCGTTATTGGACTTGCGTGAATCGCCGGAAGCATCCGGATAGATGTAAATCTGCCTGGAGGCAACATAGCGCCCACCCTCGTAGCGCCAGAACTCTTCCTGGATACGCTTTATCATGGCTGGCGTGTCATAAACTTTTATCAATTCGCGTACCGCGCGCGGCTCGCCATTGCGAAGCACGTGGACGATGGCCGCCATTTTGCCAACGTTAAAGTCCATGCCGATATAGAGCGGCTCGCCTGCCTGCTCTTCATCGGTACAGTTATTCAGACGTCTATCGAACTGGTGATAGATAGTGCCGCTGGTCAGGTTTGTAAAACGCCCCCTCAGGTACGCCTTAATTAGCTCCGGCGGGTAGGAGTTCATCAGCGACGGGATGTAATCCGGTGGCAGGTTCTTCGCGTTGTCGAACGTACTGGCCTGAATCAGCCCATACAGAGCAGAAAGCTCAGGCTTTTCACGCACCGCTTTCACGAATTGCTGGTAAACGAACTTGAAGCCCTCCGGCGTAGTCGTGACATCGATACCGTTACGCAGACCATCAACTTTGTAACGCATACGGGCGATGATTTTTCGCCAGGCCTGCTGCGCTTTAGCAGCCGCCATGACGTCCAGCTCATCCACCATCGCGTTACCGATTTTAAAGCCGACTATCGATCCGGGCTTCTCCATCGAGCGGCAGATTGTCGTCCCGCGATAACGCCGTCCCTCGTAGAAGTGAACCTCTTTGTTCCCCTCGTTGATTTTGACACTCAGCCCCCAGTCAAAGGCCACCTCTTCAATCGTCGGGTAGAAGATGTCACGAATCTGCGGGTAAGTCGGCGCGAAATAACCCTGGTTGATTTTAGGGTGCTCCCACATCCCCTTGCAGATGCCGCCACAACCTACCCACGTCTTACCGGAACCGAACCCGGCAACGTAGGCTTTGAATTTGTGCTGCATAGCAAGGAAGCGCGCCTGAGGAATGTTAAGTGTCGGGCTGATCCCCATCGTCCGCCCTCGCGTCCACTACGTTGATATTGATTGCAACTGGCGTTGGTTCATCGTCCTCACCATCACCGGCCAGCTCTTTACGGAGTTTCTCGACCTCCAGCTGCCGGCGGTCGATTTCGATCTGCTGGAGGCGCTGCGCGAATTCGCTATCTGCCAGGCCAAGCCGCTTCATAACGGCTTCATACATGCGCTCGCGGCTGATTGCCGTTATCTCAACACCATTCTTCCCAAGCTTGACGCCGGAATAAGCCAAAGCAGCATCAGGGGAAAGTTTCCGGGTGTCTGCGAAGTAAGGCTGTCCTACTCCGTCGCCATTGCAGCGCGGGCATTCAGGGTTAGGCTCTCGGTTGTGGTCATAGCCATACCCGCCGGGGTCTTCCGGTTGCTTAGCACCTTCCTTGCCCTCGATTTTCGCGACTGCCTCGTCAAACTCCACAGCATCACGCCACTGATAATGGTGGCCAAAGCCCCAGCAATAGCGACAAGCTCCGCGACGGTACTGTGAAAGCTGATTTGCATCGAAGGTGGCGAGCTGCCACATCTGCGCGAGGACTTCATCGGCACTGCCGAGCGTGCGCGCAATGGAGGACTTTTGCTGCTGCGCAATAGCCTGGGCAACGTTAGGATTCGTTATGAGCTGGCGACCGTAGTTTGGGTCACTATAACCAGCACGTGCAGCGGCAGCAGTAGCATTATTGTCCTTCAGATATTCTGCAATGAAGCGCTTTACCTTCGCACTTAGCTTTATGCCCACCAGCTCTTCTGCGCACTTTTCTTTCTGCGCAGTGCGCAATTTCTTCTGCGCAGGTTTTTGCGCAATTTGCGCAGCTGGCTTTTTGATATATCGACGGGCGGTAGCGTAATTCAGTCCCTGAGCCTGGCACCAGTCTTTAGGGGAAATACCTGTTTTGGCATGCTCGGCGAGGAACTGGTCTTGCAGTGCTCCCCAGTCCGGTTTTGCCATAATACTTACCTCACGTTGACATTATCGAAGCCCCTCAGTGAAGAGCTTCTGTAATGGCTACTTCGTTTTTGCTTCCGCTCTTTTACGGCGGCGCTCTTCTTTCTTCTCGGCGTTTGCCATGTCCATGAATGCCTGCATGATCGAGTTCCTCATCATGTAACTGACAAAGTGATGATTGACGCAGCCGTTGAGACGGAGTTGCTCGCCAAACTGATCAACCGAGGCCAGCACTTCCATCATGCCCTTCTCGCCTTTCATGAACTCAGAGAAGTCTCGCCCCGCTCTGGAGGCACATTCGATGACGCGATTATTCATCCTTGAAGCCCTGGGATCGTAATCTGCAGCTGGTTAGCAAGGGTGTTAATCTCAGCGACCAATACAGGCTTCGTATAACGCCATGCTGCGAGTCCTTGTCCGCAGAAGCTCGCCATGTCCTTTTTCTGGTCAAACTCATGGCACTTCATGTTGAGCTGCGCACTTAAGCTGTTGCGATGCTGAAGTTCTCCAGTGAAGTAGTCATCGAGGACTTTATAGGCCGCGTACTTGAACCCGGGGTTTAACCAAGCCGCATAATCGTAAGCAACAAACTTCCCGCCATATGTTCCACCGTGTACACCGCGCTCAGTGAAAACCACAGATTCGTGGTTTTTCTCCAGCTCGGCCAGGAACTCTTTTGTCTGCTTGTTTCGCAGATAGTGGTAAGGCGACTCAGCATCACTTTTGCCACTGGCTTTCCACATATCGGTGAGGCAGATCATGCCGTCTTCCCCGACACGGATTGGTTGATTGAAGAGGGTTAATGATTTCATTTCGCTGATACCTTTTGGTGGTTGAGCCTGTTCTCGTAGATACGGGCAGCCCAAGAGCGGTCAGCGTTACCACTGCCCTATCTCAAGCTCTACCCCGAAAGGCTCTTGGTTGATATGCGCACGAGAATGCGCGGTTTACTGTGGGCATAAAAAAGCCCGACCGAAGTCAGGCTCTGTTATTTGGGTGACGAATCACTTAAGGCATTGATTGCTGATGTAGTCCTGTAAATAACCAACCTGCTTAGTCACTGTGACGATTCGCTCTCTGAGGGTGAAATAATCCCGTTCAGCGGAGTCAGTAAGTCGGGGGCTGGAAGCATCGCCCAAGCCGCCGGTACTGGTCGTTCCGTTCGTGGGACATCTGGCTTTGACGTGCAGCCCACACTTGCCATCGCGAACACAACGCTGCAGATCATCAAGCTGCTTTTTCGCACCAGCTAAATCCTTCGTATATTTGGCATCCAGTGCAGCGACATCTCGCTGGCGCACCTGCATATCTTTGATGGTGGCGTTAGCCAGGCGGAGATTCTTGGTGGCTTTGTCGCGCTGGTCTTTGTAGGTGATGGCATTATCGCGGTAGTGATTCACGAAGAACGCCAGCACGCCGATTACCGCTATAACCAGCAACTGCAACCAGTAACGCTTAACCAGCGCGCCAATCATGACAGGAACAGAGCCCGCTCTGCCTCCCGGCGACGGGTCAGCCCGTTCAGGACTTTGCCACCAGCTTTATTCCAGCGCAGGAACTCATCGGCAGCACCAGCGTAATCA